CTGTATTCAACGGCAGACCCTTGGCGGTTTTGCTTAACCATCGACCGGAAACGCCACGCAATGACGGACAGTTTCGCTCCGATCTCCCATGAACCGGATTCATATTTCGCGCGGTAGAATTTCATGACGCCCGCCTGTATGCCTCATCGGCTCGCTCTAGTGCTTTATCTGAAGGTGGCAGGCTGGAATTAATTTCTACTTCTGCGTCGCCATCGTCGAAAAACTGAATAGGGTAAGGCGTGATCCCGTGCCGGCAGTTGAACTTCCAAAGATGTGTCGAGCGGTCCGCCCGTAACTCGTCTACAGTCTTCATCTCTGCGGCTTTGGGGAATTTCTGAGACAGTATATCCCGTCCGGCTGCTGTGAAAAATACCACCTTACCTTCCCATGGCCTGCAGGAATCGGTTGCACCGTGTACGGTAATTTTGCCTGTATACACCCCTGCCGCGCCGGCGTCGTATTGGGTAGTAAGTACGTGCAAATCTGTTGCGCTGGTATTTGCCCTTTGGTCCAGATAGGTGTTCAATGGGTAGTGCGCACCGTTGCGGTATCTCACAGTGTCCCGCGAACCATAGCGGGCCTGCAGGTCAGACCATGCCTTTTTAAGGTCTTCAGCGCCCGTCGTGCGCCGTGTAATGCTCTCAATTTTGAGCTGTGTCATCTGCGTCTGCGCCACTATCGCGGCATTGGCCGACTCTGCGGCGATGGCCTTAAACTCGCGCGCACGTTGTATCATGTCGGCATCTGACCCACTGACAAGGGTCTCGATATTACGCCCGATGGCCTGACGCAGGCTCTCAAGCAACCTATCAGACACCCCAGCATTAGCTGTCAACCTACCCTCGGCTATATATCGACGCAGGGACCGCAGAAAGTCATCATGTGCAGTTTGTGCGACATCTTCGAGAATATCGCCGGCAAAGAAACGGTACAGCGGCCTGCGCAATTCGTCGCCGTATTTTCTGATTGCCGCTTCGACTGTGGGTAAGTCCTTTTCCAAGGCATACCGGTAGTCGTCTAAAAAGGCGTACTTGTCCTGTGCCCGTTTTACCGCGTCGAGCATCTGAAGCTTTTGGTCCCGGATTGCCCAATCGGTCTTTTTCATCGGCCTGCGTAGATCCCCCGTTTCGGCATCAGGATGTCTTTATTCTCCCGCAGCACTGTTGCAACGATGTCCTGAGCGTCCGGGCACAAACCCGGGGCGGATAGTGTCTCAATGGAGACAACCCCGTCCGAATATGACCCGCCGGTCAGGGCGCTGATGTTTTCGGCGCTGTCCCTCATCTGAAAGACTCGCGCAAGGTATAATGCCTGTATGATATTGGCTTTTTTCAGAAGGGCGTCAGTTTCAAGCCACAGCGTGCCATCGCTCCACCTTTGTGCGTGGAATCGTACAATGTCCCGGCAGGCTTGGACCACACAACGAATCTGAAAAGCTGTCGCCTCGGTGGCTTGGATGTTCACTGCGTCGTTATCCGCCACGTTCTCGGCAAGGCCGGGCGTGAACGATATTTCAACCGTCCCGCTGTCGTATTTGGTCGATAAAATCGTGTGTTCTGTGGATGTCGAATCGCTGGCAATAGTAAAGACAGAGCCCGCCGTGATGCGCTGGACATCATCGGCAAACCCGTCAACGGTGATCGACGTATCGCCGGCAAGATAGCCGGAAGCGTTATTAATCGCCCCGGTCAAATCCTGTGCCGATAATTGCGACCAATGCAGCTCGCCATTGGCTGCCGCATAAGTCGTAACTTCTGCTACCGTGCAATACGTCGATTCCATGTTACTTAATGAGCGCGATCATCCATGGCAGTTGGTCTGCCGGGATGTTGTGATCTACACGCCCTGCGTTTACAGTAACAACACGGCCATAAGACCGGGCCATTCCCTGAAACTTTTCGAGAGAAGCGTACGCTTCGCGCAGCGCCTCTCCTGATTTGTTGCGTGTATCACACTTCGCAAGAAACCCCTTTACGTCTACTTGAGGCGGCACCTCGTCAGACTTTTTCTTAGCCTTCTTAGACTCAGGGGCTTGCTTTTGCTCTACTTCATCCCCCTCAGGGGATTCTTTTTTTTCGCTCATTTTTTCTCCTTATGCTGCGGCAATCGTTACGACATTTGTGCCGATAACGTGCCATTTTTGGTTTATGGCGATTAGGTCGAGACTTGTCCCGACAAATGCGCCAAAAGTGGCCGTATCTTTCGCACCACCAGTCACGCCATCATCTATCAGGTTGGTCGCAGTGACCACGTGTGCATATGCTGACTGACCCAGAATTAAAAGGCGTGTGCCTTCCTGTGCTGCGGTCGGTGCAGCGAGGGTGTATGCCCCCGCCGAACCTTTTGTCAGCGTCGCGATGTTGAATGCCTCGGTAAAAGCAATTGCGCCATCAGCAGAGTAGGCCGTTATGTCAGGACTCTGAATTTTCATCAGGTTAGACGCAAACGAAGCTTTCTGAGCGCTGGTCAGCTCGCTTTCAATCTCGGCAAGTTGTGCATCGGTAAACGCCATATGGTTACCCGATCAATAATGCGATGTGCTCAGACTGGACAGCCTTCACACCCCAGACGGCAGAAACCTCGAAGCGTACAGCGTGGTAACCGCGGTACATGGCAAACGTAAACACGATGCCGGTCACCGGGTCTGTCACCTGCTGAACGTCAACAGAAAGATCCCCCATGCGCGGCATAGCCGGAGCGCGGGTTGCCACTACGAGAGCGTTCTTGCTGAAACCGAAGTTTGCAGTGTAGCTGTCGCCGATGGTCATTTCTGTAGTGTCCGCCACAAGGACTTGGATACCGGGATTACCGATAACGATGTCGCCTGATGCCGCTGTCAGGCCAGTGTTCACAACATATTTGTTGTTTGCATCGGTCGCAAAGGTAACAATGTCACCCGCTTTGATCCCGGTAGAGTTAACGGTACCGCCGTCGAGAGTGATAGTTGTTTGACCTACTGCCTCGCCTGAACCGTTGTTGATGTCGTAACCAGTACCAGCGCCTTTAGTGTGTGAGACCACACCAGCAGACTCACGGACCCCGAACCCAACCACAGGCAACAGGATGCCGTTGCGCAGAGTTTGGTCAGACCCGTTAGCATTGACTGTCATCAGGTTTGTCAGCTTGCGCAGGTTCACACCAGCGGCAGAGTTGATAACCAGTGACCGGTAATTAGGGTCGTTCTTCCCGGGCGCGCCGTTCACGTCCAGAATGCGCTTAATTTCGGCAGCGTCTGCGAGAGACGATGCGAAAGGTGTAGTGGTGGGCGTACCGTATGCACGCGATGCGCCTGTATAGGCAGCGGTGCAAAGGTCTGATTCCATTTCGTTGACGAGCGTGCGAATCGCCTGTGCGATGCGCTGCTCCATGACGACTTGGTACATATCACCCAGTGACAGCTCTTCTTCACCAGAAAAGGGAATCGGCACGGCTTTCGATTTGGAAAGCGTCATGTCGACGTAAGAAATGGTCTGACCGCCTGTCTCAGGCACCGCCATCGCTGGGGTGATTGATTCAGCAGTCGCGGCCGGGGCGACGGGCGTCCTGACTGTTTGATCTTTTGCAGCCATCGCTGCAGAAGCGTCGATAGTTGCACCGGGCAGAGCGCCTACGTTCTCACGCGATACTGTATGCATCGCGCGGTACATTGTAGGGACAAGGCCGGTAAGCGTGTTTGCTATTGCCATTGAAAATCCTTAATCTATGACTTTCCCACCTTGGATTATGAAGTCCATTTGCTGTGCAGGCTTCATGGCGTTAAAGTCAGCTCTACGCACCTGCGATGCAGACGCGCCTGTCCTTGTGCCGCCGGTCGAGCCAGCTCCGGGGGCGAGTTGTGGGGTTAGCAGGTTAGAATTTTCCTCAAGCGATAACCACTGGCCTAACGCTTCGCTGACGGGGAGTTCAGAGCCGTTAAACTTTGCCATCACTTTCCATTCGCCGTTTTCCTCAACCACAGCAGGGGTGCACTGTGCCTGAAAAAGCGTCGCCACCTGATCCAGATTACGGATGTTTTGGTGCTTTGACGCGGCTTTGAAAAGCTCTGTACTCAATTTCTCTGACTTAAAAGCCTGCTCATACTTGGTCGCTGCCTCTGCTTTTGCTTGCGCTTCTTTTTGCGCCTTTTCGATGGCTGCCTGTACTTGCTTGGCTTCGCGTTCTTTTGCGGGGATCGTGAGGCTTTCCAGCTCGTCTAAACGTGCTTTCAGCTTCTCTGATTCCGACAATTGAGAATTGAGATTCTCGATTTCGCTCTTGTACTTTTTGCGGAAGTCTTCATTCGACTTGGCGATTACGCCTTCTATGAGCTTCTGCAAATCGACCTCGCCCACCTGCCGTGGGAGTGCAAGGCTCTTACGTGTCTGGGGATCGACGAACGCAAAAGTTTCTTGTGTCGTGGTCTCTGCCGGCTGTGCCGTTTGTGTTGTTTCCATTAAGTGCTTACCTCATTTTGAGTTGGTAGTATCGGGGCAGCTTGCGCCACTGCCGAAGCTTGATCTATTCCGGGTATCATCCAGTCAGGGGCGTTGCCCTCTGTCTCTTGGCTCATTTTTTCAATCTGCTCGTCTTTCAGGCTGGGGAAAGTCTCTTTCAGAATGCCCTTGAGCGCCATCTGTTTAATAGGCCTCAAACCAAGGTTAAATACGTTGAAAAGGCGCTGCAGCTTGATATCAATGTCTGCGCGCTGGAATTCCTTGCTGTATTCAATCTCTACTTGACTATCAATGTCTTGGCCTAACCACCGGCCAGCAGTCCTGAAGATGAATTCCTCTGTCTCTTGCATGGCCTTCGCGCCATACCGCAGTAGGGCTTCGACTTTCTCGAATTCCTTGCCGATGGCCGCGCCGCTCTGCACGTAGCTTTTATCGCGGTCAACGTCCATGCCGACTTTACGGAAAATCTCATATGAATACAGCTTCAGGGCTTCGATGAATGGGCCTACGTCGGAAAGTCCGGGGCCTTGGAATGTCGGTTCCTTGCCCTCTGCAGGGTAGTACTCCACGACGGCAATATCAAAGAGCCCCTGCTTCTGGATATCTTCTTGTAGGTCGCCGCGCTTCTGAACGGGGAAAAACAGGGTTTTGAATGTCCCTGTGTGCAGCATCTCGTCAAGCAGAGAAAGCACGTTGTAAATCTGCTCGGACAGAATGGCTATGTCTTCCATCGGCGAGTCTGAAACCATGTCGTCATTCAGATCACGCCAGTTGACAAAGTGAAAAGGAACATAGCCGACAGGGTGCGGCATCGGCTCGCCAGCTATGACCTCCCAGTCATCAACGTTCTGGCTTTTTTTCTTGATCTCGAATTCCTGAGAAACCTGCGCGGTCCACAGCCGATAAATGGTCTTTTTTTCTGACTCTTTCAGCGGGTTGGAGTTGTCTACCTTGGAATCGTCGAGAAGCACCCATAGGAGCGAGCCATCTTCGCCCACCGCATAGTCGCGTATCTGGTACGGGTAGTACACGCACGGGTAAGGCTGCAGGCCCATCGCCCGGCGGTCGGCTTCGGTCTGTATTTCTTCAGGGTTAAAATTAGGCGAATCAACCAAAATACCGACGGTGTACAGGGCCGAGTTGACGGCAATGTCTCGCATAAAGGTGTCTATTGACTTGCCCTTATAGCAGTTTTCCTTCAGCGGTTCTACAAGTGCGGGAATCTCACGTTCTACAGGGTTGCGGAATATGAACCCCACAAGGATGTCAACGATAGGCTGAATGTAATTAAAATACACAGCGCGCGCTTGCCGCTGTTCGTGCGTCTCTTTGCTTTCCCGTGAGTACTTTTTGAGATGCCCACCTGCACGATAGGCAAACCCGCCCTTGTATGAATCGTCCAGCAGTTTAAACATTGGCAGCCGGCTTTCAATGGCCTTGCTGCGGCGAGTGCGGATAATATCGAATGGAGACTCTGCCACCAAAACGGCTTACGCCGTAAGGCGACGGTTTGTCAATTCTTTTGTGAATGGATTACGGTGTATGCTTACGGTGTAAGCTATCTCGCACGGTGGAAAGCTGGTTTCGCACTTGGCACACTTAAGGCCATGACTAAATACCGCAGGGCGTCAAGGGCATGGTCATTTTCCTTGATGGGCTCGTCTCGCTTGGAAGACTCTTTCCACTGGTAGGCGTACAGCTCATTTATCAGGTTAGCGCACTTACGGTTAACCCGTATTTTGCCACGGCTAAACATATCATACACGGTATTAATGCCGCTTTTGACATCCTTGTCCGCTTTTTCTGTAAACAACCCCGCTCTGTGCAATACCTCTCTATCACCTGCGTCATGGTCGGCAATGATCGCCTCTGCGGCGTTGCATGCTAGGCGTTCTTTAATCATTCTTGCATGATCGTTAATTGTGACTTTTGACAAGTAGTGCTCATCTTCTACATAGATTGTTTCATTGGCTTTATCATAGTATGCCCACAGACACACAAACGGATGCGTAAAGCCAAAGTCGATCGACAGATAAAGCGGCCACGTGTGCGGCATGTCAAAGCTGTCATAGATATGCCTATCTGGTTCAAAGTTATCATACACCAACCCTGAAAGCTGGCCAAACTCTCCAAGTAGAAAGCGCTGTCTGTCCCTCTCAGACATGCTCTCCAGCGTTTCAAGGTAACCGGCCGCTAGATTTTGCAGGTTGTCTCCGGGGTTCATACGCATCCAACCCCATGACTCAGCATCGGCAAATGGCTTTTCTGTAATGGGGTCTACGCGACGAATAAAAGCCTTATGCGTCCAGTGTTTGACTGTTGGGGGGTTAAAGTCTACATAAAGCTTAGGCACAACCGGGCGGCCATGGTCTTTATGCGGCGTCCGATCGTTCAGACGTGTTAGGCATGGGCTTACACTTTGCCATGCTATCTCCGAGGCTTCATTGATCCAGATTGAAGCATGTTCACCACCTAGAACCTTATCAATCTGCGAAGGGTGCAGGCCGCCAACCTTGATAAATGAGCCATTCTTGAACAGCACCCATGCAGGTTTTTCGTAAATCTTACACGCTCCGGCGTTTTCCTCAATCCGCAATATAGGCTTAAGAGTCTGAAACCATACCGTATCTGTGGCATCTTCGCGCGTCTTGCGTACTACAAACTGCCCGCAGCCGGGGAATTCTTTAGCCCGCTGCACTATCTTATGCGCTATTGTGTAAGACTTACCAGAGCGAGACCCCCCGAGAAGTGCTGCCCGCTTGACCTTTGGGTCAGACAGTAGAGCAAACGCCGAAACCTGACGAGGCGTCCAGTTCACTCGCGGGCTGTCTCTGGTAGTACTTGGTAGATGATCGGCGCGCCGTCTTTGCCGGTAACCTCAACCTTTTCGGTCATCATGCCTGATATTTTAGCTAATAGCTCTATGGCCCGTATTTTGTTGGGGTTGCTGCGTGTGACCGTATCGCCTTTATGTGTGCTGTCCTCGTATACGTCAGGACCTGTAGACAGTCGAAAAAGCTCGTCACGGATAAACCGCTTAACGTCAATGCCCTCTGCCTCGGCTACGGCTGACATCTTTTCGCCGATATAGCGTTTTATAGCTTCTTGGCTCATGAACCTGCGCCCTGCTGTGTGGGCATATTCGCCTTTGTACCCGGCTTTTCTGGCTGATTCTGCGGCGTTACCGGTCTTTATGTAGTGGTTCGCAAAGTCTCGCTGTCTCTTGGTTAGTTTCCCTTTCTGTTTCATAGTTCCCGGCCTCGCAGTCGCAGTGTTCTGGTTCTGACCAAATATACACTGGTTCTGCAGGTTCGTTATGGTTTTGGTTACTCATACCATTGGCAAGTTGTATTCTTATATGCCCCGGACGCACACCGCAGCGGATACCCGGCGGCCGGGCAGGTGTTGTCTTGAAAATAGACGCTAAACCCGGTCGAATTGTCGCGGGCGTCGCAGGTAGTTTTTGTGTCTTCTTGATAGCACCAAGTTACCCACGTGCCGCCCATGCTCCATGAATACGCACAAGCACCGCGCGGTTCTTTTGCGGGTGCGGGGTTCTCAGTCTGGGCGCATCCGATGAACAGAGCAAGCAGTAAAGCGGCTTTCACTTTTCACCCACTATGGCCTTAAAGGCATAATAGAAAATGCAGCCATAACAGCCGAAGACCAGCGCGACCGCCCAAAGGATGCCAAGGTGTTCGGCTATGGTGAGCTTTTCAGGTTTCAAAAGTCTGCTGCTCCTGCGGGCGGGTTCTTTTGCCAATCTTGGCTATACGGTCAGCATTAGCCTTTTCAGGGTCTGCCTGACGACCGGCGCGGCCATCCTTTACTGCTTGGACGAGTTCAGCTAAAAGCGAAGCGAACGGCTCAGGTGTCGGCTTTTGGAGCCGTGCTTCTATTTCTGAGAGTCTTGCGTCTGTCATTTTTTCACCTCTACAAGTACGATATACGCGGCAAAACAGGCCGCAAGGAATCCAATCCCAAGAAAAGCCACGGTAGATGTGACCATCTCAGCCATGGCAAACCGCTGCGCAACCCCTTGCCATTGAACGGCAGCCGCGTAGTTATGGCCTGCCAGATCGTTTAGCTGGCTTACGGCTTTTTCAAGTCTGCGAATACGGTTTTTGTCGCTTATGTTTTTCACTTGTCTACTTTGCCTTGATTTGACGGTGTGTCAATCTTTTAGCCACTCCTTAAACTTTGCACGCCATTCAGCCGCACTTTCTCCGATACCTCTACAACCAGTTTCATTGGCCCGGATTTCTTTATGAAATGCGGTTGCATACGCGCGTGCAATCTGCGCGCATTCGGCGGCGGTGAAGTAGTATTCTATTTTGTCCGTCTCGTCGTATATCTCGCGCGGCTCCGCATCGGCGGGCGTTTGGATTTCGCGTGTCATTTTCCCTCACGCGGCCAATAATACCCACACCCGTCACCCGCTACTTGGGTTCGACTCGCTCTCGGGCTTTCAGCAAAATAGCTCTGCCACTCCCACGGTTTTGCCGTGAACCGATAGCACGTCTCAGACTTAGGACATTCTGCGTCTCGGCACATTGTTATGTCAGGCATTTTCTTTACCCTGTTCGCTCATCAACATCTCAAAACGCATGGCGTGGGCTACTTGTAGTGAGTCGATAATGTAGAGCAAAACCGCAGATTCAGTGTTGCCGCCACCCATACCTCCACCTCCTCGCGCTCTTCTTTTGTCAGTAGGTCTGTCATACTATTTCCTCTATTTCCATTGCTAGGTTTGCATATTTCGTAAATAATTGTTCTTCCTCGGAAGTCAGCTCAAAGCCTTTGCTTTTAATTGTTCTCTTGCCGAAATAGACAAAATTTTTTTGAACTCGTGTTTTACCTACGGTCGTCCACTCGCGCCACAGTGAAAAATTACGCCCGCGCCACGCCGGGAATCTTTCACTTAAAACCGCGCTTAACTTTTCGCGGCGCTCGGTAAGTTTTTCTTTTGCCAGCAGGTCTGTCATTTTGTTACCTCTTTGCTTTCTGTTGCTTGTTTTTGCGGTGACGGCTAAATGCCCCAGTTCTCGATCTTGCGGACATATACATCTGCGGCTTTTTCAAGCTCTCCAATGCGTTTTCCCTGCTCAGCTATCTTCTGCGCCTGCTGCGCTTCCTGTTCTTTTGTCATACATCATCCATCTGTTCTAAAAGCCATTTGTCGTAGAGGCGGCCGGCTTTCGCATGCCCTTGCCATTTATTTTTCCCAGACTCGTTACCGGTCAAACATTCACACTCTTTGTATTTTGCAGGTGTGCCTGAACCGACAGAAGCGTGAATCCCAAATCTAACCCAAAAAGCCTGATTGTCGAGGATGTGCTGGGGAATCTGGCGGCGGGCATGTGTAAAACCGCCTACGCCATGCCCTTCTGGATAAACGTCTGCCTCCCATTCACCATAACTTCCCCGTTCAAATTCGAGAGTTTCGTCGCCCTTGCGTAACGGGGTCCCCGGCGTCAGCATAATGTGCGTCGGCAGTGCTGCGCGGATTTTTTCGAGGGTCATACCTTAACCGCCTTTCGGCCCATTCGAGCGCACACCTTACAGATTGCGCGCCGCTTGTGGCCTACAAAAGCCTTCTTGCATTTAACGCACGTATTGTAATAACTTCCGTTCTCTTCTTTGGCGTCTTCTACCCAATCGCCGTCGGTTGTGTATACACTCACTGACCGCCCCACTTAAACCGGAACACCCGGCCTTTCGTGAGCATCTCGGACACGTACGCCTCGCCGCCGTGAGAGTCTACCCATGCGCGGGCGCGTTCTTCACTTTTGAATTTAGGCGAACCGGATTGTTCATAGCCAGATACTTGATACGGCCGTAAAAAGTTTCTCTGAGTATTTACACTCAGTTCCCATATACCACCCTCATCAGCGATATCAAACGCCCGCCAAAACTCAGCGTGCTTCTTTGCTGCCTCTGCGATTGCTTCGGTAGGGAAGACGTTGCCACCACTCAGCCAAACGTTGTCAATTGTTTCTCCGTACCACAACTCCCAATCGACAGCAGCCCCCGCA